ATCGGAACAACTCGACGATTGTTTCTGGACCTGTTCTTTGCCATTAAATTTGTCCCTACCGTTTCCAATAGAGACGTAATTATAGATCTTAGTCCATTGAGGACATCCCCATAATTCAGCCTGGAGTTCCTCAACATCCGGCTTGGGGCTACATAGAAAGCGAAATAACGTCTTAGGCCAAGAGGTCAACCAAAAGGAGTCCTCTGACAACTCGTGACTGCAAAAATTCACTTTCCGTAAAGCTCCTGATGAGTCTGTCTCGCATGGGATATAATCTTTACATTCGTGACCCAATGCCTGGTATTTCTCCTTGGCATGAGGGACGTAACCCTCAACAGAGTCATCTCCCATTGCGATACACCATGGTGCTTCAATCAACTCAGCCATCAAACATCGAATTCGTGAATTCGTGCTTGAAGTACAGTAACTCCCGGACTTCATCAGCCCTGGGAGACCCTGTTCAATTAAAGTTCCGTCCGATAACTGGAAAACGGAGTTCATGAAGCAATAAAATCTATTCATAGCGGCACTTTTAAGCTTCGGTCCAAAGTCACTAAGTTCTGTCCGCATAACTACATCAGCCCAAAGTTCCCAACTCTGGACTGACCAATCAAACCCTGATATATCCGCTTCTGCAGCGGGGCAAATATCATGATTCGTTTGAAGCTCTCTCCAAATTGATGTAGCTTGCTCATATAGACTGAGACCCATCCCTGGTTTCGATGGAATATTTCGCCATCTCTGTATTTCCAATTGATTCTGAGGTCCAAAGATCAAACGCTCCACTAATTGGTCAATTAGAGATACGGAGGAGATCAATCTGAACCTGCCTTCTTTCAGCTTCCTCAGGGAGTGGGGTTCTTGTTTAACGAAGAGTCTAACGGGGTCACACAAACCTGCTTCAACTAATTCCTTAGGAGTCTGGTTGCTACTGACTAAATCTATTCGACTTAATAGTTCTATTCGCTGAGTCACAGCCCACATGACAAACTCGAGGTGGGTTCCAAGAACCTCACCGTTTGTTTGTCCAAACATACTTAGTGGGACACCGGGGGAGGCTTTGAGGTTGACGTTGCTTTCGCAGATCTTCGCAACCTCCTCCGCGATGTCGCGGTGGTCCCAATTTTCCCCTCGCAAACAGGCTCGGGCTCTTGCTTTTGGATATTTCCGCTTAAGGGAGTCACAGGCTTTCCGGAGGTTTTCCGGTGCCTGGGTTTCTTTGTAGCGACTGGCCTGGAGCAAGAGGGATCCGAGTTCGGCTTGGGAGCCTCGCTCGGGCCATCCGAAATTTGCGAGTTCTGGGAACTCCTTGGTTGAGGTGAGGACTGCGACACTAGGAGCTTTTCTATTAGTTTCTCTAAATTTGACACCCGATCTGCCAACTTCAAACATTGGCATTCCTGAGG